GTATTCCCCACCATGATTGGTCTCCCATCGTCCTTTTGCCTTACTATCTTCTCTAAGTGTAACATCTCCAAAAATTTGTTTATACTCCCGTGAGTTCATAAGGTTCCGAACTTTGCTACCGAACCTTGAAGCTAATTCTGCGTTGTGTGATACCTGCATAATTTTCATCTTAGGATTCCTACCAATCATCCATGCAGGGAATAGATATGATGCAAATTCTGATTTTGTATGTCTAGGTGGCATATTGATAATGAGCCTCTTTTTATCACCAAAGGCTATATCTTGAAACGCATTTGCAATTATCTGATGATGCCCCCAGTTGTTGGGATCATCTGTTTTTCTATATATAAAATCTTGCCAAACAGCAGTTGCAAAAACTAAAAAATCATCCTGGCATAACTTGATCCACTCTAACTGCTTTTTCAAGATTAAGTCTTTTAATTCGTCTTCTGATAGATGCTCTATGTTCATACCGTTTGGGACCCTAGTATATTTGTATATCCTACTTTGTAAACCTCTTTGTCGGTTTTGCACTAGCCCCTGAACGCGAATTTACAGGTAGAAACCTGTAAATGTGTCCGATCTAGATTGTGAGCCTTGCTATGTAATAGATACACCGATAGCCCTGTCGGGCTATCGGTTTCGTGATTAGTTATTCAGTAGGTGTTAATGTTTGTACAAGTGTACTAAACTTTTTGAGTATGTTGTCCTTGAACTCGTCAACAACAGGGTTGCCAACATTTTCGAGTATGTGCTTTTCACACTCGCCCATTAACAACTGAAACATGATTTCATAATTGAGTTGTTTCTTAACTCCATTGTCAATAACCATGTCTTGTAATTGAGTTGGCGATTTCTCGCCAACCCTTTCTGCTAATACTTGTGCAATATTGATTAAACTATTATTGGGCATTGTTATCTCCTATTGCTTTGTACTCTTGATATTCAATTTCAGTACAGAACTTATTAAATAAATCATTGTGAGCAATTTTGAAATTTGCTGTTTCAAATTTCTTTCGCTTACGATTTATTCTTTGTAATCCAAAACTCTCGCCATTCTCATCTTGAACAATGATTAAGTTTTGTTTTGTTCTCTCAAAGCAATCAACAACGTTTTGTTTCATTGTATCCAACTCTTTAGATAGTCTGTTTGCTTTAAGCTTTAGTTGTGCATATGCAAGTACGATTTTCTTTTCGTCTTGATTTAGCTTTTTTGCTTTTTGCATTTTTACCTCTTTGTTAAGTTATGTATTCTTATGAATACTCCCTTGTCTTATCAAATCCCATTATTATTGCAATAGTTAATTTAGTTTTTTTTTATTTTTTTTATTAATGATATTAATAATGGTATCAACATTTGGCTCTACCTCAAGTTGCATTGTTTTTTCCAACCCCTGCATCAGTGCCTGCATTCGCTTGGTGAACTCATCTTGTGCTTGTTGTCCTGCACTACGAGAACGAGGCGAGGCGACATTGTCGCCTCGTTTCTTTTCTTTCGGCATTACCAACTACACCAATATTCTACAACCTTGCCCTCACTTATGGCTTGTTGACAGAATTTTAAAAACTTGATGTCTTGCTCTTTGTAGTCCTTGACCGATTCCTCTTGGAATTGTTGTCCCCAAAAGAATCCATCTTCTGCGTGATAGTCAGAAAAACCTTTTTGTATTTGTTCCCCTAACTCGTCAACGACCTCTTTAGTTAAATAACATGGTGCTTCTTGATCGCCATTGAAACCCAAATGTGCAAGATGTCCCTCTACTTTTACTGCAGGGTTTTGATCTGCCCATTTCTTTGCCATGAACTCTTGAAGTCTTGCGTGTTTTCTCCAAACGAAAACCTTTGAGTTTTCTTCTTGGTCGTCATTAAAGTATTTATCCCAATCTACTTTATGACCTCTTAAGTGTGCGTGTTGGTCTAATCCCATAACTTTTCCTTTTGTTAATTGTTAGTTTGTTCCTGCTCTTATCAAATCCCACCGATCAACGCAACAATTATCTTTTAGAATAATTCTAAACTAGCTTACCACCACCTTATCTACCACCACCAGAAGCACCTTCTGTGCCAGCCCCCTGAACTCTGTGTGTACGCTGCACGGATCCAGCTGTCAGTCAAACGAGCGAGGCTAGAACGCTGCTGCCATACCGAGAACGAAGAGTCCTGTGATGAGGATCATGGCATCTGGGAAAAGTATAAACAGTACTATGTACAACGCAATTAATTCCACGAGCTACTCCTGGCTGTGCGGGCACCAGCTGTTACCTGCTGCTGGTGCCAGGCCTGCTGCAAACGAGACGAGGCCTTCATTGATCGTCCTCAACGACACTGTCCTTCCACGAGTAACCGTTAGCAATGCAGCGTGCCCCGGGACCACCAGTAAGTGCGTATACTTTGCCTGGTTCAGGTTTGTCCTTCTTCACGGCATCTACAGCGGACCATCCATCCGGTGGCGCGTTCTCCTTGTTAACTTTCTTGATTAATTTTTCGAGCTTCATCGAGATCCTCCTTTGTTAGTTAGACCTTACATAAGACCTGATGGGATAGATGTCAAGACCTTTCTTTCAGAACTTTTCACCAGCTGTGTTCCTGAGCTCCAGTCCTGAGCTGACGCTGCAGGTGCCAGTGCTGTTTGTCAAACGAGAACGAGACCTTTCTGATTGTGAACGAGAACGAGGAACTGGTGGAACAAGACACTTGCGCGGGTATACCATAACAGTCTCACCAGCTCCCTAACCTTATATAAGATATCATGGGATAAATGTCAAGAGCAAAACGAGATCCTGCTGCACCAGCCTGATGCCATCACCTGCCCCCCGCTAACTAACAAAGAGGGAAAGAAACGAGGGGCGGGAAATGGCACGAGCTTCTGTGCGCTGCACGGGCTGGATCCAGATGCAGCTCCGGGAAGGACCAGTCGGTGTTCGCTGAACGAGAACGAGCGAGGTTTGTCAACGAGAACGAGATCACGCTGCAGCCTCCTGCTGCGCCAGCTCCTGAAGGATGGTCTCCTGGACCGTGGGCCATTGTAACGGGAACGAGAACGAGGCAAACGAGACCAGTGAACGAGGATCAGTGAAACTGGACACCGGTCTGTACAGTTTAAGAGACCTCTTCGAGAGGGTCTCATCCAAGATAATTACCTTACCACCTGCCTTAATATATTTATTTATCCATACGATTTGCCACTTATTTAATTTAGGATAATTAGCTTCATCGGATTTAAGTTCAATCCAAAATACTTCTGAATCTGTAACAGCATGTATGTCAGGAATACCGTTAATTGTGCTAGATTCTATGCGTGTTAAAAAGCATTTGTTTAGTCCTTTTTTAACCTTTTGCCATAGTCTAGATTCTTGTGCTTTTACAGTCATTAATTAACTTAATTTTTTTATTTCCTTAACTACTGAATTAGGTATGATTGTTGTATTACCAATACTTTCAATGTCAACACCATTATCAGCAAATGAATAATCTCCAAACAATCTTGTAACACCTTTTGATTGACTTAATAGATGACCTTTGGTGATGCAGGTAGCTAACTTTGATTTTTTTAATTCTTCAAATGAAGACCATGAGCTGTTTGAGACAATATCGTACCACTCAACAGAAACCATTGGATACTTATCTATCTCTGCTTTTACTTTTTTTGGTATTGCTATTTTTTTTCTCATTTATCCTCACTGATACAGTTCCAACAGATGTAAACATTGTGGAGTTGTGTACTTGATTGAAGACTTTGATCCATGTAGACCAACTAGCCTTTTTTAATAAGTGCTGTGTCTTCAGATTCAATCTCGATGGTTTTCGCATTGTGGCCATCGATTTTTTCTGAAAGCTCTTTGAGTTTGTTCTCAAGCTCTTCACGTGACATACCCTCCAGACCTGTTACTCTTACTTCTTTTCTATCAATGAATGCACCTGCTAATTGGCCAGATCTATATTCTGCATTTATAGCTGCAGCAAACTGATCTTTCTTTTCTGCCTTGTCAGCAAGTCTTTCAAATCTTTTGTAACGTCTGAGATTATCACTCTCATATTTTTTTACTTCTTGTTCAAACCTCTTGTCATAATACTTTGCAACATGAGGATTTATTCTTCTGTTCATTAATTGAGATGCAGTTGATCTTGCACTGTTAATGTCTTTACAATCATATCCTGCACGTTTCAATGCTTCAGCTTGTGTGATCTGGCCATGATCTTGCACCATAATCTCCACAAACATTTTCTGTTTTGGTGTGAGATCTTTTTCAGTTCTCAATTCTTTTTTTGTAAGCCCACCCATTACTTC